CCCAGACGGGCAACCAGCTGGTCAAAAGACTAGCTCAAGAAGCCGGCTTTCACCGGCCAAGCGTGTAGATCTTGATGCGCTTGTACCCGTCAACACCCGGGAGGGTGTCGCGGAGAACGGTCCTTCCTGAATGACCTATATATTCAGAGTCTGATCGCTCGGGTCGCAAGACCCCGTGAACATCTCTCTTCCGCAATTTCTCGCGGAACAAAGAGTCACTTGAGTGACCATCCCCCTTCATATAGATCGAATAAGAAGGGTACACATAGTCTGCCCCTAAAGCGTAAAACGCTCGACGGGACTTATATGTGTAAGTCTCAAAGGTAAAGCCACCCCAACCGAGATGCCTGTTAAAAGGACATGGATCATAGTCACCGATAAGGTGACCATCGCCATACCCATCAGGCCCCCACAATGCTAGACTTTCGTCAATCATTGTGAGTACTATCTCAGCGGGTTCCGGCTGGTTGGTCCTAACGTAATAGTTATGGAGCACAAACCATTGATGACCGGATAAAGTATCCTTGATAAAACAAGGACGTACATCGATCCCCGAAACGTAGTCCTTACCGCAACTTTCGCGATAAGTACCATTCCAGAAGCTCTTCGACTTATTTACTACGAAACCGCAAGCGGTTAAGCATTCGATAAGCAAAGAAACTCCTTCTACAGGGACAATAATATCGTCTCCGTAGACTGCGATCTTCGAGCAATCAAGACCCAAACTCTGTACGCAACTATGCGCCAAGGAGTAAAAGATCAATGTCTCTAAGGGAAAGGTAAAACCGTTCCCCATTGAGGCAAAGGATTGCAAGATGATTCTCCCTTTATCGGTGATAGTTCCCGAAGATCGAAACGATCTCAGAAAATCCCACCAATCAAAGGGCAAGAGGCTCTCAACGAGCCCGCATGCAATGGTATCGGAGGCACTACTCAGGTCCAGCGTTGCTAAAGCGCCGGTTATCGAGCCCTCTCGGGCTAGACGTTGATTGAGAGTTTGATCTCTTAAATCAACACCTGCGAGGCGTAAGCGATCGGACATAAAATCACCTATCCCTAACTGGACAAAAGTATCCAGTAATGGGGCTTTGGCGATCTTCCGATACGTCTTCGCACTCTTCGGGACGAACTCAACTCGCTCATCTTCGATGTCGAGTTGGAATGTCGCTGAACCGTCTGGTTTAACACCAAACCAGTCAGGACATTCTGCTGCAAGGTCCTCCAAAAACCGAACAGCATTGCCGTTACATGAGAACCTGCTACTCAACTTACGTCGAGCAGAGGCATCTCTCTTTTTAAGCTGCGTAGTAGCTCCAGGTCCAAATCGAAGCCTTAGTTCAGAGATCGAAGGTAGATCTCCCAAAATCTTACTAATTTTCCGCTGAGCTCCGTAGATCACGGACTCAACGCGCGGGAGGAAATAAAACCCTCCACGCGAGTAAGATCTGAAAAGATCATTCGTCTCTTTACATAGCTTCTCGGACCCCATGAAAGTAGCTTCAGATACCGCTTTCTTATCAATCCCAATCTCCAAATCTCGGCGTTTCTTAAAAAACGCTAAAATCTGGTAAAGATGGTAGTGATCGTTGGCAGTGTGTCCGCTACTTAGATCATGGTGGCACAGTACCCAGAGGTCGCGTTCTAGCAAAGCTAGACATACGACTTCAAAGTCAGTCGAAGGGTTCAAAACCTCCGAAAGGTGCCAATCAGCGAGGAGAAAGAGAACCTCATTGCTGGATTCTGTCGAGATCTGTTGATCCCAGCGTGTAAAACGCATATTAACTCCATAAGAGTAAAGGGTAATAGATCAGACATTGGTCAAGGTCCCCAAAGGAACTATGACCATGTACAACCGTGCCGTGCCTACCGATTAAGTAGGAGCGAACAGGTTGTCGACGAGATCCGGCAACGGACCAGACGTTGCGGCTGCGACAGAGGTCGAAATATTGTTGCCAATATTGACCAGGATCTGTCGAGCCAAACGACGGCTCGTCACCGACGACCGCTTGCTCGAGAAGGCGGTAAAAACCACCTTGTCCGTGTAAGCGACCTTCGGCGCTGCGGTATAACCCGCAGCATTTTGGTTCGTGACAGTCTCCATTACGGGAACTCCCACAGTGAACTCCTCCTTCGTCACGCCGTTCTTCAAATTGGTCAACTTTGCAGTTGCCCATACTTGAGCTTCGGTCGGGATTGAGGCGAGAGCTTCACGCCAGTAAGCCACAACCTCATCGCCGCTTCGGGTAACCGAAACAGCTTTGAGTGTGTGACTGACGGGCGTTGCTGCACCGTCAAAGACGGTGATATCTGCGATGGCTGCCATCGGTAGCTTTCCATGATAGTGAAGGAGATCAAATGAACTCAGTAACCTTTATTCCAAATAGGACGTAAGGCTGAATTCATGTCCCCGGAACGGCTCCCAAACTTTTGGGTAAGGAGAGCCACGGCGTTTGCACAGTGCTTCCATGAAGCGACTTGCCCAAATGATTTAATATTTGGGAAAGGAACTTGCAAGGTTGTACTCACGGTACGATTTGTGATCACGGAATGGATCTCATACTCCACATCATGTGGAACACTGGTCTCCGGTCCTAGATCTAAATCCCCGCAGTAAAACCGAGCATCTTCGCTTATTGTCGTGACAAAAGTACCCGTTAACGCTGATGCGAGACTCCTCGCTTCCAACCACGAACCTATAGGAATAAACCAATCAGCCACAAAGGACCAAGGGGTTAACTCCCACAAAACCGAGGCTGGATCAGTTAGACCATTGAGCTGAGCCACATTCACTTCAGATAACCTTGCTATCAACTGGGCTTTCGTGTTTCCACGAAACCACCAGTTTCCAGGGTTGGTTATTGAAGTATCTTGTGACGTAGGCACCAATGGCTTCGTAGAACGGACCCGGTAGACTGCTTGGAAGGGGAAGTTTAGTTGCTGCGCTAAAGATTGTGCAGCCCCATACGTATCCTCCACAAGCGGTAACCATCCATACTGAATCTCTAACCAAATATTTGCTAGATCCTTAGGGTTTACGGCTTTACCGCCGTGTTTAACCTGTTTGGAAAAGCGACTTATTTGGAGAGCGTCAGCAACTCCAACCAAGTTCCCCTTTCTTAGTTGCTTGTAGGCTTTATAGAGCTTAGTCGCAGAGCCTGAGATCAATTGAAGCGTTTGATGGCTCTCGCCAAGAAACACTCCCATGTTGAAATCAGAACCTGCGATCTTAGCCTGAAGCTTTCCCTGCAACTTTAGGGTGTCGTTGGCAGTCCACGCACTAGAGGCTTTGACCGGCAAGTAGTCACCGAAGAGTCCACGAAACGTCCGCTGGGTCGTGTAAGATAACACGTCATGCTGAGGTCTTGTGTACACTGCGTAACCAAATGCTTGGTCGTGCCACATGCGTATGTTCGAAGTATATGAATGATCACGTAACAACGTTCTTCGAGGAGGCTTTACAAACCTCCAAGAATAACGCGACTTGAGACCACCCTTGCCATCGTCGACGACGTAGTACCATTTCTGATACTGCGACGCCGGCTTAGACGCGGGATAGTCTCCGCCACTCCAAGACTTTATATAGCTAAATCCGACAGGCACAACGGCGAGGTTTGTTACAACCCCTCCGGGTGACGTTCGAATCTGCTGAAAGTCAGCAAGGTGGCTTTGGTCGAGTGTACCGGTTGTCATATATTTTCGCACTTTGAAGTCGGCTACAAAATGGCCGAACTTCGGTACAGCAATGTACCAGATAGTCCTCCCACTACAAAGCGAGGCCCTTCTCTTTCACAAATCGAATCCACGGTTTAAGTGCATCCCCACATACTGTTCAAAATGGTAGAAAACATAAATGTTCTCACCACAAAAAACAACTATAGGAATGCCCGACCGCGGATTACAGTCTGTGTTAGAAAAGAACCTCCCCTGAAGTTCCGATATGAGATATTCCTCATTCGGGGTCGTCAACTTCGACTGGATGCTACCTGCTTTGTCACCAAACTCATGATCATACATGCGCTG